AAGAATCATTATGAACGCTTATATTTGTACGCGCGCGATTTATTCTCGAGAGTTGCTCTCTGAAGTGATCTCTCCTGAATCAACGTGCCCACATACGGCGCGCAATTTCGGTTCGCTGTTGCAACAATGCAATGGCCTTGTTTCAAAGTATGAACTGGATGACACTGTTTACGATTTCCATGACATTAACTTTTATGTCACTGGAATCGAGAGATTATGTGAACGCGAGGCTTATGTCTTGTGGTGGATGGGATGGAGAAACTTCTTCTTCTCATTCCATCGAAAATTCATGTTTGATCCATGGACGGTTTACGATAGTCTCTTTTCGTATGTGCCATTCATTTCCTACTTACTTTCTTTACTCCTGGTCGTTATCGTTTCGGCGTTTCTTTTAGTATACGTCTCACGTTTAACGCAAGGTTTCGTGAACTTTTGTACTTCGTCTGTACGAGCTTTTTACGTTCGGACATTCATCAGAACTGCAATAGTTTGTGATCCTGACGTTGATGAAGACACTAGCAAGTTGATTGAAGAGAACAAATTGCTCAGATCTTTGTTGACGTCCCGGGAGGACCAGACTTCAAATTTTGAACCTTACGACAGTGAAGATATTTTCAATAAGAAACCTTTGTATAATATCGCCGCTCCATCGACATGCGTCAAGATCTATAACGAACTTGGTGACGTCGTTGGTAGTGGGTTCAGAATTCACGATTGGCTTGTGACAGCAAACCATAACGATGCCTGGGCAGCGGTAACAGAACGATTTGGGTTAATTCCGGCTCAAGTCACTTTGCCACCAGGTACTCAAATTGCCGAGGATGTAGTCCGTTATAGACTCACTCAGCAACAATGGTCAGTCTTAGGAATCAAGAAATTCTCTAAGTTGGGCCGAGTCACAAGAGGAACCATGATGCGTGTTCAGGGTTTTAGCCCTATTCACAACAAATGGATCGAAAGCAGAGGCGTCCCGTTGACACGTTTGGATTCTAATCCGGGAGTTTATACGTACAACGCTAACACCGTTCGTGGAATGAGCGGTGGCCCTGTCACTCGTGATGATATTGTTTATGGCATCCACCTCGGTGCCAAAAAGAATACCAAAGTCAACGTGTTCGCAGGATTGTTCCCATTCTTTGCGCGTGAGCAAATGGAGGCTCTAGCTGGAGCTTACCCACCCGTTATTCAAAATGTCACTAAACCCACTGGTGAAATTGAGGATAACTACACGCCAGAGTCTGCTGGTAAACATCGGCACGATCTCAGTAATTATCAGCACAATTATCTTGATTCTGATGTTGTTGAGATGTACGTCAAACGTAACAAAGAGCTTCGAAGAGCAATCAACCGCCAAGAAGATTTTGACTTTGACGAGCGCGATTACGAACCTGGTGTAGCCGAACGTTTTGCTCAAGTTCAACAGCTTGGGTACTACGACACAGCCACCGGATATCAACGTGCTGATTTGGACGATTATATCATGTTTGGTGATCGTCCGTCGGGCTATGCTGAACTTTCTGATATCTATGATATGGAGTGTTTTAGCCCACAGCCAGTGGAAGAAGATTCTTCTCCACCTTCTGAAATTCCGAAGGATGAGGAGGATTTTGGGACTGGCTCCAATGTTATGCAGCCAGCATTGGAGCCATCGATGGAGAAAATGAGGACATCTTCGGATCCCTCAGATCTCATTTATCGAGAGGTTGCTACTCTGAGACAAGGGATTCTGGATCTCATGGAGGCCTTACCCCAGTGGGAAACTGTAAACGAAAGTTCTACGTTGCCACAAAGCCCCCAAAAGAACCAGATGAATCTCGCCTCCAAAGGGCGAAAGAGATCTTCTCGCAAGAAGAAATCAACTCCTGTCTCGAGTACGGCTACCCCCCAACAGGGACAGTCGAAACCTTCCAAGCCTACGAAAAGCATGTAAGTAGACCACGGATTAAACCACTGGATGAGCAGCGCAAGTTACTTGCCATTAAAGAAGTTGCTAAACAGCGTGGCGACTTACCATTTCCGGACGATTATTTCTCTGTAATAAAATCTACTGTTTACAGAATCTTGATCGAGGAAATGTTGGTAAAGGTTTCGCTAGACAAAACCCCAGGTTACCCCCTGAATCTTACTCACGGGACTAACTTTTCGGCTTTGAAAGCTGATTCACGCGAAATCGTGAATACAGCGGTCGCTCGTTTACTTTTGTGGACGATGCCAAAGACCAGCGATTATGCCCTGACTCTCACCCCTTTCGAACTTATTAAGTTCGGGTTTACAGACCCCACGAATGTTTTCATGAAGAAGGAACCCCACCCTCTTCGCAAGATACACGCGAAACTATATCGCTGTATTTCTGGAGTGTCTCTGGTAGACAACCTTGTTGAGGCGGCTTTGTTTACAAAGTCCTCTGAACTCATTCGTGAAAGAGGTGTAGTTGGTGGTTCAGCAATTGGAATTGGATTTACGGACGAGCAGAATAAACAATTCTTTGCGGCAATTGAGAGGATCAATTCTAACTATGGTCCTCCAATGGGACTAGATGGATCTGGCTACGACGCTTGGCATACTGAGGAAGCTCTAGAGGCTACTCATTATATCGACGTTGAAGTTCACTCACCATCTAGGATCTGGATAGCCGCGTCTCGTGTGTGGGTGTACGTGGCGGCGCGAGCCGTTGCTGTTGTTGGTTCCACCTTACACGCGAAGACTGTCTTCGGCATGATCAATTCAGGCTCGAAAGACACTTCTCGCAGGAACACCACCCTGTCGTTGTTCTACGCGCGCTATGTGGGTCTCCTATTAGGTAATCGCATTAACCATGTGCTTGCCAATGGTGACGATACGCTCGTGTGGGGCGATTTTGATGGGAGTGAGCTTGAGGAGGCTTACTCTTCTTTTGGAGCTAAGGTCAGGGATGTGGATCGTTTTCGTGACGAACTACATTTCTGTTCACACCATTACTTCAAATCATCAGATGGAACTGTGAAAGCTGCTCTAACTTCATGGCCAAAAGCGTTATACGCTTGTCTAGTCAAAGAAATGCGACTCGACGACGCTTTTCAGGTTGCTAATGAAATTAGACACAACGACGACGAACTTTATCGTAAATTCATTCAATTGTTTCGATTCTCTTTCGCTTCCGAACTCTCCTCGGAACAATAAACACAAGAATGACTCGCAGTAATAGACCACGAAAGCGTAAAGCGAATACTTCGGTGGCGCAAGCCGCCGAAATCCACCGAGTGTGCGGTGTAACGGATCCCTTCTGCCCCCACGCAGAAGGGGTCCATTCCCCGTTCGGTACTTCGCAAATTACCATCCCGCTTACCATTAGAGGTATTACGACTATCGCTAATAACTCTGGTGGTAATGCAGTGTTCTGCATGAATCCTGGCTCCGATAGCACGCCTATTGGTGTTTATAGCAGTGCATCCACGATCTCTGCTACAGCACTTAATACGTCTATGGGAGCCTTTCCGTCTGTTGTCTCAGACGTGAGATTAGTCTCTGCAGGTATTCGTTGGTGGTATATTGGTGCTATGACTGATTCTGGCGGAACGATCTCGGTTGCGACTTTGTCCGACCTGAAGGACGTTCTCGACGGAAATACTCATACCTATACATCATTAACGACACTCCCTGGGGTGCAACATGTGAGTATCCGTGAACCCGGCGCCTTTGTATTTAAGATGTCCGACGCCGCGCAAGCAGAACAATTCACCGTAATTAGTTCAGCTGGTTCACCCTCTGTTCTTGCTGCCGATGGATGGAATGCCGTTCTCTTGACTATTCAAGGGAAAGGCTCCACTACCCAGATTGCTGTCTCTTGGACGCTCCATTATGAAGCGACTCTTGACTTAACAACTGGTTTCACCGGCAAATCGTCAATCCCTCGAAATCCTCTATTGTCGCTTGCACAACAAGCCAACTGGGAATCTTTTATTCCTGGTCCGGAAAATCGTGTACGGCAATATTTCGAACAGAAAGCTAAAACCTTTCTGATCAAGGCTGGTCGCTCCGCGGCCTCAAATTTTCTCCCCGGTGGTCGGGCTATGCTCGCCATCGCGGATCAAATACTTGAAGTGGATTAACGATCGGACTTGACCTGGATATGTCTTTAAACTATAACCCGGAGATAATTGGGTAGAGC